AGCTTCGACACGCAAGGTATCAGATATTACAGGTAGTAATGCAGTAGCTCGTGTGTTTTCTTCGTTTGTTAGCGGTCGCCACAATTCGATAATGTCATCAATGCTTGCAAAATTTTGCATCTTACCACCTACATTTCAAATGCTTTAGCGATTTCTTCGATAATGTCCGCTTTCTTAGTTGCCGATAATTCAATATCGTTTTCAGTTGCGAATGTTTTAAGTTCGTCAACCGTCATTTTAGTTAAATCAAAATCATCAGTTTCTGGAACTTCTTGTTTTGGTTTGATTTCAACTTCTGATTTCGCTTTAGGTGTTGGTTTTGTTTCTTCAACCTCACCAAATGCCACCCAATCTCCACCAGAAATTGGCGCAGTCAAATCAATGACCACGCCTGTTTTGGTGTTTTTAAATTTCATTATGGAACCACCACTGCAGCTTCAGTGATTTTAGCGAATGAATTAGCAGATAAGATACCCCATCCTAAGTAAGTTTCAGCACGTAAGTAGACTTCGTTATGACCCGCTAAGTCACGACCTGAGTTGTCTGGATCACCGTAAGGAATTACAGTTAATGGAATTTGTTTTGTGATACCGTATTTGAACATCGTGCGGAAGTCACCAACCACACCTTCAAGGGTAGAATTGATAGATACGTTCTTAGATAACTCAACAGGTAATGCACCTAATGTTCCCGGGTTACCACCAAATTTGAATTCTGGATATTGAGCCACACCCACACCGTTTTCGATTTTCGCTAATGATGAACCGAATAATGTAGATAACGCTGCACCAGTTACATCACCGTCAGCACCAACTACTGCTTGCACTGCATTTTCTAAGTTGTCATCAGCAGTCGCTGCGTCAAATGTAATTTCTTGAGTTACTTTGTCAGCAAAGTTGTTAGCACCAATGATTGTTGATTTAGTACCAGTACGTGGGTTAGTACCTGAAAATGCCATGATGTCTAAACCTTTGGCAAGTTTTTTAGCGTACCCTTCGTTAAAGTTTTGCAAAATAGCTAGTTGTTTTTCTTCTGATGCGTACATGAACTCATCAGTCACACGGGCGCCGTATTCCACTTTCAAAGGCACTACTGTGATTGGCTCTACCTTGATACCACCATGAGATTTAGCGCCACCTTCGGCCACGATGTCGATTTCATTCTCAAAATCGAATGTAAAGTATTCGTTACCGTTAAATCCGATTGCATCTTGGTTAGTTAATTTAGCTAAGACTGATTCGCCTTTTACTTTGTTGATTAAATCCGTTACCGCTTGGGCATTAAATAAAGTTTCTTGTTTTTGTACCATTTATATTACTCTCCTTTTAAACTTCTTAAAGTTTCTCTTAGTCCGTTACTGTCGTCTGTTGGTGCTTCATACGTTTTTGTTGGCTGTGATGGCTTTACTGATTTAAAAGCGCTTGCTAAGTTTTCAGCCGATTGTCGAATTGTATCTTCGTCACCACCAGTTATATTGTCAAAAACTGATGACGGTAGATCATACTCACGAACGATGTTTGATTTTAAATCTTTCAATTTAAATTGCTCATTATCTGCAGTTAATGAGTTAATTTGCTCGCTCGCTTTTGTGTAATCTTCTGTCAGACTGTTTACTTGCTTTTCGTACTCTGAAAGTTGTGACTGTGTTTGCTCCAAGTTAGACTTTAAATCGTCATAATCTTGTGGTTTCGCACCGTTCACTTCTTCCATGTTCTTGTCTAAAATTGCTTTTAAAATTGTGTCATCTTCAATACCTAATTCACGTAAGAAATCTCGTTTCATTGTTAATCCCCTTCCGCCTTTGATACGCAGTTGGCTTCTGCACAGGTTTTGCCATTTACGCATGACTGCAATTGAATAGTTTTATGACTTGTTCAGGTCAAAATAAAAACCACTAGCTGATTCGCTAATGGTTTAATCTTCTAAAACTACATCTAATGCAACACATTTACCTACTTCAATCATGCCCAAAACTTCTAGACCAGTCATATTGTTATAAAAAATATCAATATGACCTTCGGGTGTTTTTGTGATAATCAATGCGTTCTCAATATTAGTTTCACGTTCTGCCAATTCTAATAATTCTAAAAAACTTACATTGTTACTCATGCCCATACTAATACCTTACTTTCTGTTTAACTTTCGTCTTGCTTTCAATACAACTCCAATAAGCCAAAATCATACTGTCCATCAGTGCGATGTCGTAATCTTCAAATTGGCTCTTGTATCCAAAACCACCGTTCGATCCGATTGGTCTTTTTTCAGAATTAGAAACAATTTGTACTAGTGACGGTTGACCCTTATGTCTGATTGCTCGTGAGTTAACCGCACGCTCAAAGGACGCATTCGCCACAATTACTTCTCTAACTTTTGGTAGCAATGGCTTTGGTTTTATTCTCGCTGATTTCATTTCAGCTTCAAGTATTGCTTGTCCACCAGCACCGTCAACGACTACCGCTTCAACGTTCGCACGATTGATGAAGTTCAATATCCACCCATTACCGTTTCTTGTTGACTGACAATCTATCGCTTCGACAAATACATCGCCATCATCTGTTTTAACCGCTATACTCATCGCCACATTGACACCGTCATTGCCGTATTTAATACCAACAAATAAATTGGAAGTTAATTTTGGCAACTCATCAACTAACATAGATTGCCATTCTTCTTCTGTAATTGCCGATTTAACGTTGTATGAAACCCAATAACCCAAACGTTGGATATTGTGGTCCAACTCATCAGCACCAAGTTCCGCTTCAATCTTACGCTCGTTTAAGTGATAGCCCATTGAAGGGTTAGTCATATACCAAGCGTCCACATCGTGAATATCGTGTAATTCAGGAACAGACCACTCTGCCCATCCCGAATACTTGTTCCCACCGTCTAATGTCGTTTGGCGGTAGTCAGTAAATACCGTACCCGATGACAAAGGCGTTGGTGGCGTTCCACACATAATTGTTTGTGGGTTCATACTATCCGTAACCGTATACTTTAAAGCTGATTCTTGGTCCTCTGTGTACTCTTGAGCTTCATCAATAACGAGTAAGTCAAAACCTTCACCCAAACCACCGGTAGATGTTCTGGTCCTAAATTGAATAACCCCACCAGTTTCATATAGTTCGATGCGTTCCTGACCCTTGGCACGAATAGAGTTAAAATCTTCTCCGTCAACTAAACCCATCGCTTCAATATAGCTTTTCACTTTCTCAAAAGATGAATGTGATGTTGATATACGGTGGGCAGTGTGCAAAATTCGTAAACCTTGAAACAACGACCAAATTTCCTTTAGATACACAACTTCCGTTTTACCGTTACGCCTTGGAATAGCGTATCCGAATTTTTGGTGCGTCCAATAACCTTCATCATCAATAGCCATCAATGGTTTTAATAATTCAATCTGCCATTCGTACGCTTCATGCTTGCTTTTACGATATAAGTCAGTTGCTTGTTCAAACAATGTCTCGTCATATTCACAATAAAAACTTACGGTAGGAACTTGCCTACCAAACTTTTTTTCAGCCATTACTACTCCTTTCTAAGAGCACCATGCTAACCCTTTCGGTGGGAGATTTTAGATCACCGCCTTTACTTAGGACCCGGGACTATTTGAGCTTTTCCTTTCTTAGGATAATAAGTAATTACGCATTTATCGTTTTGATGCCTGCGCCAAACGTCTTGTGGCACATTCGGATAATCATATTCGCCTTGTAGGTTACGACACCATTTACATGCGTTTGCTTCAGCAATACGCACCACTTTAGCCTTTAGACCAGCTTCGTTATGAAACTCAACATTTTTCTTAATTGTGTCGTCAACTACCGCTTGCGTGAAATTAACCACTGGCTCTTTTAATATCCAAGCCACATCATCATAGTTCAATTCATCTGCTAATCTTTGGATAATACCATCAATGCGCTCATATTGAATATCCGCACGTTGACCTTTGATACCAATACCAGCAAGTTCATTTAATGTTTCTTGGACTGCGACTGCATTGTCTGCCACAATTTCATAATTATTTTCTAGCATTGGTGCGATTACTTTTTGACCGATATTGTAGTAAAGGCGACCGTTAGGAAGAATGTCAGATGATAAGTTTTCCGCAAATGCTTCAGCTAATAAATCACCAACAATTCCTGAAAACTCGTTTGCATCAACGTAAGTAGCTAGACCATCATTGGTCTTTTTAAGTAAGCTCTGTACTTTCCGGCTGGTTCCAAACTTCTTCCGGAATGTCGCTTGTATCTTCTCCAGTAGTTCCACCGATATATCGACTGCCAACTTGTTCATCTCCTTCAATACCTAGTAAATCTTTTAGGTTATTTACGCTAAAGTAGCCAGGCACCGATTGGTTAATCTTGATAATACCGTCACCAGCGGTTGATAATGCTGATAAGTCTGGCTCAAAGATTGGCTCCCACTTAGCTTTTGTTTCTGTGAATTGGTTACGCTTGTAAGTTACGCCATCACGCAAGCAAGCTGACAAGAAACCTACATTCAAGAAACCACTACCAAAGTTACGTTGTGCTTTTCGAGCGGTGATTCTTAACGTTTCGTGGCTTGCTTTAATCGCTTCGGCGCTTGAAGGGTTATCTGTTACGAAACCTAAGTCGTCCATAGTTAAACCAGTTTCACCAGCAAAACCACTTGCAGCGATTCTTAGTTGTTCCATAAACGGTTGCATGGATGGTGTACTGAATTGTCCTAGTGTTGGCTTTTCGCCGTCTTCGTCTTTTGTGATTTCAAGCATTGTCGAAACGGTTGCTTTCCAACCGTCCAATGGCTCTGCATCTTCCGATGTACCCACTGCATACTTTTGTGGGAACGAATAGAATTCTGCTGTTACGTCCGAACGCTCTAGGGTACGTTTAGCGTATGATTGCCAGTAAATAGCACCCCTAGTGATACGAGAACGACCAAATGGTCTAACTGCATCAGGTCTATGAATGATTGGCACTAGTAATGGTGCTGGTGCCGTGTGCGTATACTCAACCGCTGATTCACCGTATGTGATGATTGTAGTTTTAAAAGGCTCAAAGTATGCTTCAACTTTAGGTGTTCCGTAAATGTCACGTTCTAGGACTGCATACCCTTCTTTAAGCAAGCCAGTAATCGGATCGATTTTGCCTGTGGCATTACTCGCTTCAATTACCTGTAATTTTGGAAATTCTTCGTCATCAATGATATACACAAATGCACACGATGCGATAAGTGCTGATAAGATAGCTGAATCAAATAGCGTATCTGGGTTGTTCATTTGGAAGATTTTGTTGATATTGAAATTGTCATTATCAAAATCTCGGAACGATAAACGGTCTGCCAAAGCATCCACCGCTTTTGAAGTCCACCCCACTGTTGATTGAAACCTATTTCTAATTTGTGGTGGCATTGTGAAGCTTGTGTGTGGCTCTTTGTATTTCATGTCGTAATAGCGGTATCTAGCATCTACACGAATCTTGTGGTCGGCTAGTTTCTTTCGTAAATAATCTAAGTTTTCTTTTTTCAATTTATCACTCCTTTCAAATTGTATGTCGCATGAGAAAAAATGCACAATACGGCAATGAAGTCCGAAAAGCCTATGGGGTGGGATTTCCGAGCCCCATGTTTTTATATACGGTTTTTTTGTTATTAAAAAATATATTTATCACTCTTTAACGCATTACAATAATGATGAGCCAAGTTAACGTTATCCCAAGAATGTAACCCATTTTTTGAAATAGGAATGACATGTTCAATCGATGGATAAGTCTTACCAACTATTGTATAACCTTCTTCCGTTATAACCTTGTCGTTGAAGTCACACTCCTTACCGCATAGATAGCAAATGCCATCGTACTTATCGAATAACTTCTGAACGGTAATGTCTTTATCTACAATATTAGATTCATTCAACCGATTAGAATTATACAACCTCTGCAATCTATTTGCTCTGCGCTTACTGCATAGGGGGGTACAAGTTAAAGCATGGGGCAGTATATTATAGAATGGGGTACCGCATTCGACACAGGGTCGGGTTAATTCAACTACCCTTTCCCTTCTTAACACCTCTTTGTTTAACAACTTAGCTATACTAGTAATGGCATTTATTTTTTGTCTTTCCTTGGCTTCAATTCGCATTCTCTTTAAACGTTTCTCTTTGTTGATTCTACGTTCTTCGAGTAGCTTCTCTAATGGTCCATGTTCTCTTGTTAATCTAGAGTAACTAGTCTGCTGACATTCCATACTGCAAAACTTGATTCTGTAATCATTGTCACCTTTAAACTCTTTACCGCACCACTCGCACTTCTTGATTACCTTAGGCACTCTACGTGGTTTGTTTCTAGCTTCTCGCTTGCAATCGTCATCACAATACTTTCTACGGTGGGTACATTCAAAATCTTTACCGCACATTCTACATTTACAAATCTTAACTTCCGTGTTACTATTCAACTGTAATCAAACCTTTCTTTTGGTTACCATGACCTAGGTAGTTACAGCTACGTTAGGTCTTTTTTTATACATTAAATACGAGCCAATCACGAGATTGTGGTAAGTTTCTGTTCCCTATTACCTTGCTCGCCTTAACCATTGTTTCTTCATTCTTAAATAATTTATCTGACTTCTGCCTGTTGCATGTTGAGTGTGTCAAC